GTTGCCACCAAAGTACGTTTATCAACGCCAACAAATTGAACGCTACCATCAGGCAAGTCAACTTTTTCAAGTTGAAAACCAGGATTTTTCTTGTTCCATTCGTCTTGAGTTTTTCTAAATGCCAAATCTGCTGCGGAAGCGTTATAAGTTTCCTTGCTAATCGCGGCATCATAAATTTTACGTTGCGGATCATTAGGCGGCAACGCATTACGCTCTGCAACTAATTTAGACAAATTGGTAGGCGTTACATCTTGCGGGGCTGTAAACACAGGTACACCAGCAACAACTTGATTACGTCCAATAACTTGAGGCTTGTAAAGTTCAGCCCTAATTTTTGCCAATTCATCATATTCCATTTTTGCTTGTGGAACATTTGGATAATTGCGCAATTCAGACATTCTTGCTTCAATTTTTTCCAATTGGCTTTTTGGAGCTATTGGTTGCGCGGCTGCTGCTGGCGCTGCAAGTGCATTAGCGAAAGCAGGCGCAGTAGGCGCAAGGGCATTAGCTGGTGCATTTGGATCAAACGTACCAGAGCCAAGTTCGCCTGGTGCGTATGCGGGGCGCGCTGTAGCAGCGGGTTGAGCGCCCGCAACGGCTGGTTTGTTTTGCGCTGCCATGTACTGCTGGCGCTCTGTAGCGGCTTGCACAGCAATTTGAGCCGCCATAATTTCTTTTGGGTCGCCAGACGAAATTGCATGTTCCCAATAAGTTTTAGCCAAATCCATAGGGTCGCCACTATGTCCTAACTCTTTGGCTTTTGCTATAAATTGATTTAATCCTTCTTGACGGCGCTGAAATTCATTTAAATCCAACTGCGCTTTTTGCTGTTGCAAACGCCCTGTTTCAAGTTGCTGCGAACCAACTTGCAATTGTTGCTGAGCAAGTTGATTGCGCTGGGCTTCTTGCTGGCCTTGTAAATATCCAGCAACCGGCGCAGCCGCATCGCCCATAAGTCCAAAATTAAGTGCCATGATTAACGCCCCATGTAGTTTGCGCCATACGCACTGTTGTCATACCCAGGCATAGCAACTGGGCCACTTTGGCCGTATGAATCAAACGGGTTAGTAAAATTAAAATTACCTCTGCCCAACATATTGGCGGCAGCCCCATATGTTGATGCCCGCGCTCCAGCACCCGCCAACAATGCGTTGCCTTGAGTGTAGCCAGTGTCGCTGTACAAATTACCTACGTTAGTGCCATAAGTTTGCCCAGCACTGCCTAATGTGTTAGCCGTAGTTTGACCAACACCAGCTAGACTTTGCAGCGGGCCTAAACGCGCTTGACGTTCAGACTGGTAACGGTTAAAAGCATTTTGATATTCTTGCGAGCCCATGTCTTGGCCATAACGGGCTGCTGCTTTAAGCGCACCGCCAGAAATAAGCCCGCCTCGAGCTGCTGCCTGACGATCCAACGCTTTTTGCCCTTCAGCCAATCGGAAAGCATAACCAGGGTCAGCTTGGAATTGATCCATACCAAACGGCGTGTAATCAGAAGCTGCGCTCAATTTAGTAAGCGCGTTTTGTCCAGCTTGCAACCAAGGCTGTTGCCGAGCAACATTTTCCTCGTACATCTTTTGTTGCAACGCAATAGATCTATCGTTAGCCGATGCCGCTGTATCTGCCGCTTGAGTCGCTGCATTTGATTGGTCAACGCCGCCGCCTAAAGTTGCCCCCAACGCAGCGCCTGCTGGGCCGCCAAGAAAAAATCCTGCTGCTCCGCCTAATAACGCGCCCCAATTAGCCATAAATTTCCCCTTTAATTAACGCTGTAAGCGATGATTAGAATTAAACCAATCATAACGCCGCAATGACAAAAGCCAGTAATTCTTCGTAGCGCACGCCGTAGATTTCGGTGCCTTCTAGCTCATCGTAGCAAAACATCCCGTACTTGGTGGCGTCCAGCCCCTCGGCAGCAAAGGCGTCGGCCAGCTCTTGTGCGTACACGCCAATGTGAATGCGGGCGCCGTCGCCCTTGGCAGCAACCGACTCGTTGAACTTGAAGGTCTTAATCAGACCCTTGACGCGGACGGCTACGGCGCGCTCAGCTTCAGACAACGGGCGATCCTGCTGCTTTTGGCGGGCGTCGGACGTGTTGATCGTGCCGGTGGTGGCGTAAACCGTTGTCCAGCGGAAGGACGGCGAACCAAGAATGTAGCTGTTGTCCACTGCTGGTGCAAACCCAACGCTTGGGGACACAAACACTGTGTTGTTGCCTAGCGTTGTATTGGTGCCGCTGGAGCCGACCGCCGTAGTTGCCGAACCAACTGTAACGCCGGTGACAGTGATGCTAGGCGAGCCGCTTAGGCCAGCCGATGTACCGCTGACGCTGATGCCCCAAGTGCCGGTAGCACCGGTGCCGCCAGTGCTGGGAGCGCCAACAGTGTTGTAAGAAACAGTCAGCGCAGACGCGCCGTTAAATGTGCTGCCCGAACCGCCGCCAGAGCCGCCGCTGTTAAACGTAACGGCGTTGGTAGTTGTGCCACCACCGCCTGCGGGTGCGGCCCAAGTACCGTCATTGCGCAAGAAAGTAGACGTGCTGCCAGCAGGCGCAGAGATAGCGTAGGAATTCCAAGTGAACGCGCCCGTTGCGTTTAATGCGGTTGTATACACGCCCGCCCAACGCAAGGCGCTGCCGCCGCAGTAGTAGGTATTGTCAGCCACTGGACTAATACCTACGCCGCTAACAGAACCTACGCTGTTGGTTTGGAATTCGCCGTTAAAGGTTTGCTTGCCAGTCCAAGTATTGACGTTAGCCAAGTTAAGTGAGACGGTGCCGGACGTGGTGATCGTGCCGCCGCTTAAGCCGCTTCCGGCGGTAATAGATGTAACCGTGCCACTGCCGGAGCCGTTTGCAGCCGCCGTAATGCGCCCTTGAGCGTCAACGGTAATGTTGGCCGCCGTGTAAGAACCAGGCGTGACCGCCGTATTGGCCAAAGATATGGTGCCGGTGGTTGTGATGGGGCCGCCGGTAAGACCAGTGCCTGTGCCTACAGTTGTGACCGTGCCAGTTCCCGAACCGCTGGGTACAGCCCAAGTACCGTCATTGCGCAAAAATGTTGTCGTTGCGCCAGCAGGCGCGGGGATTGCATAGCTATTCCAGTCAATGACTCCGGTGCCTAAGTACAGCGATTTCCATTTAAGGGTTGAGCCGCCTAAGAAGTAGGTATCAGTAGTGACTGGGGCAAAGCCAACTGTAGGCACAGCCGTTGCTACGCCGTTCAAATTGATGTTGTTGCCTGACGCCGTGATCGTTGCGGTGCCCGATCCGATGCGGTACGTTGTCGCGTAGACATTGTTCCAGCTTATACCAGGCGAGCCCAAATCGTTGGTGTTGTTGCCCGCGCCTTGCCAAGCCGACGATACAAGGCCGACGGCGTTGGTGGAGTTTGCCAAAGCCATTGTTGTGCCGGACGACGTGACAGACGGCGTGCTGGAGTACGTTCCAATGTTGACGCCGTTAAACGTCGAATTGACCGTAGTGGTTGCGCCAATGGTTGTAACGCTTTGCAGGTTTTGCGAACCGCCGCCGCCACCTGTAATGTCAATGACAACCGTCGGGGTCTCAGTGGCGCTGTCGTAAAAGTTGCCCAAGCCGTAAATAGTGACAGCCGACACGTTAGAGCCGCCGTCAGAAATGTATTTGCGCGAGCTGCTTGCAACGTAAGGAGAAAAGCCCTTAAAGCCATTGCCGATCGCGTTGACAACCAACGTGGCTGTTGAGCTGTTGTTGTTAACAAAAATGTTGTTTGTGGTGTACAGCGTGTTGCTGTTGCGCACAAACATACAGTTGCTGACGCTGCTTGTTGAGCGAGCCGCAACGCCAGTAGGCGCGCTGATATAAACGTCAGCATTGCCGCCATTGTTCTCAAAAAATACGCCGTCAACAATCAATTGCGTTGGCAAGAATGCTGTGGACTGATAGTAGACGCCACCAGAAACGCCTTGGCTGCTACCACTCATAACGCCGCAAGATTCAATCACGCCGCCGTTAATTGCAATTGGGCCGCCGCCTACGACCAAGTATGCCAACGATTTAATGCCGGCCACCGTGCAATTGTTGAACTGCATGGCTGTTGGTTCAGAAAATGAACTCTGCGAAACTACAAACCCAAGATCAGCCAGTTGGACGTTAAAGTTGCTTACGGTGATGCCCAAGCAATCGTTCATCACGACGCCGGTGTTGTAACCAATAATGCGCAAGTCTCGGAATTCGCCAATGCCTGGTACATTTTTCATGTACAGGCCAGTACCTACGCCAATCGTATAAGAGCCGCTGCTATACGTTGTTGCGTTGACTTTCTTGATGATACTGAACTCACCAAAATACATGGTGAAGAACTTGTTGTTGTACCCTGTTGTAAAGTCTATGTTGATAGCGCCGCCCGTAGCTGCGGCTGCATCTGAACGATAGTCGTAGATATAGGTCAGATCGGCGCCCTCACCTTTAAGGGTGATGCGTCCAGGTGCGTTCTGATCTGTGGAATTGGGCCAAGTAATGTCCAAATTCAAAGAAATTTTGTACGCGCCAGCGGGCAGCAATACTGTGCCGCCAACGCCGCTGGCTGACAGTGCGTTAATTGCTGCTTGGATGGCCAAGGTATCGTCGGTTGTTCCATCACCTACCGCGCCAAAATCCTGGACGCTGACAGTCTGACGGAGTTTGGCTTGCACTGTAGTAGCGACAGCGCCAAGCCCTGCGGGGGTATAACTTATGTTGGCCGAGTTAAATGTGCCATTTACGCCGTCAACAGACCAGATTAATACATCAGTAGATGACTTGAGCGTCAAGGTGTAATTGGCGCCGCCAAGCCACAAATTGCACTCGCCACGCGAATCAAGAATGATAGGGTTTGTGTTTGCAGACGCGCCGGTTGAATCGGTGTACGTTGTCAAAGGCGTGCTTGTTCCGCTGGCATAGCTGTACAGTTTGCCGCCCACCAATGGATTGCCATTGGCGTCTAAGAATTGCATCTTGGGGCTGGGGGTCAAGTAAGTAGTCATAGTTACCTCGGAACAAGAGTCATTGTCGGCGTTGATGTATAGGTTGCACGGAGCTGATCTCCTGGCGATAAGCCAAACATCCCATAATAACTGCCGGTGTTAAAAAATGTAACACCATCGCGGGAAAATTCCAAATCAGAGATGCTGCCACCGCTGACAATTACGTCCACCGGCAAGTCAGCCGTATTGGTGTAAACAAACGGGGACGCAGTTACGGTAATCGGCGTAAGCGCGGCGGGCGGTTGGCCGGAACCTGTAAGCACAAACAGGTTAAAGAAAAACCGGTACCAAGACCTTGACATAAGGTTGGTTTGCGGGTCAATAAACACGACCCGCGCCGATGGGATATTGGTTAAATTAAGCATTTGTCGGGCTCAATATCAGTTCCGCGCCCATGATGGCTATCTTGATCGGGTCGGTGCCCGACAACTCGTACACCCTGTCGCGCAGTTTGAGCGTCATGCCCAACCGACGCCAGAAAATACGCCTGCCGTATGCGCCGACAGCGCCGCCACCTGACCAATGTGAATTAGACCAAGTATGGCCACCATCGTCAGACCAGCGCAGCATGAATTGCGGCTCTGGATTAACCGCTGGCGTCGTAGATGCAGCCAAATAAGCACCAGCTTCAGTGATTAGATTGTCACCAGCTTCCGTTATGAGCAATTCAACGCCAGAATCAGCAGGCAAATAATGCCCCGCTTGAGCGTCAAGCTGCAACGTATGCTGAGCCGTGCGTTTAAGATTGTTCTGCCCTGTAGGCAGCGCCCGCCATGACCGCAGCCATCGTTGGATTTGGTCGTAATCGCTGTAGACATCCAAGTCAAAAGCGTACAAGTTGCCGTTGTTGTAGCTACCGACCACAATCTCATTGTTAAACGACACTTGGCAGTTTGAAGGATGGCGGGTAAATTGCCCATCCACCCAGCCTGCGCGCTCATGCCAGGCTTGGGTAGCTACGTCGTAAACCCAAGTCGTGTTAGCGGTGGGGAATATAAGGACGTAAAAGCTATGACCATCCTGCTGATATGTGTACGCAATTGCGTCTGACATATTGCTGTATTGCTGGATTTGCCATTCCACAGCGTGCGTTGAGATGCGCGTGCCGGTGTAACCATTGGAACGGTAGACGATGCCCTGTCCACGGGCGTCGGCACCCAGCCAGAACAGGCCGTTGTCCATCTTGGCCACCGAGTAGGGGGCAATGCAGCCTATCTCGTTAAACGCGCCTTGGATGCGCTGTAGTGGGAAATCAGGGCCACCGGCGTCGTACCAAACTTCAATCGAACTGGTGCCAAACAGCCATGCTTCACGGTGGTCAACAATTAGCGCAACCAAACCATCGGGCGAGCCTTCGGCGCTGGCGAAATCCAAAGGGTCAACTGAAGTGCCGTCAAGCAGTTGCGTAACCCAAACTTTTTGGCTGTTGGGTTCGTTGAAAACAAAGTACCCATCAAGGTAGCCAACTGAAACCGAACCAGGGAAATCGGGGTCAGTAATCTGCGCAAATACCTTTGTCGCCGTGTTGTAGATGTACCCGTCAGGATTGGTAGAGATAAAAATCTGCGTGCCGTTGTCAGACATACTGACCGGCCCTACGCCAGAGACAGTGCCTAAACGGGTTGACACCCAATTAGTGTTGACGCTGTAAAAGCCGGTGCCTGAGACTACATACGCCGTACCATTGGTCTGCCATGCGCCTCGAATCGGGCCGGTGCCTACGGTGCACAGCTTGCGCAGACCAGGAGCGCGTTGCAAGAAGCCAGGCTCTTTGCCGCCCTCGGGAACAATCTCGGGGAACAGGTTGACCATCCTGTTGTCCGCAGCATTGACGCTGCGGGCGACGTAGCTGGAACCTAGGATGGGAGTTTTCATTAGTAGTTGCCAGCGTAGATGTTGAACCGCTGCCGAGTCGCCACAATGGCGTAGGGCATGGACATGACATCATCAGGATTGTTGATGCGCTTGAGGTTGCGTTTGCTGGTCATGGCAATGCGCGACACTTGCGGGCTGGGCTCAACGCCAAACTCAGGCGCAAATTCCATCGCTAGATTGTAGGTAAACGCCCGCAGGTAACCTGGCGGGTAATACATCACGGTGGCCAAGTCAGCGGGGCGGTCAAGTTCTTGGACGCTGATAAAGTGCCATTCCAACTCACGGGTTGGCTTGGGGTAGATTGTCAGCGTGATGTCAGGAAAGCCCATGTTGACCCAGCAGACTTGCGGGTATGTGGACGTGACCGTTTTCACAGCAATACCGTCGTACTGCTGCTGATTAATGAATTTGATGCCAAAGCTGACGTTGGTGCCTGGGTCGCGGTAGTAGGTGGCGTCGTCCATCAGGATCGGGCGCAGGCCTACAAAATCGCCGCTGGGGCCGAGCGTGCGGCTGATAAAGCCAGCGGGCCACAAAAAGGTTTGGTCTTGGGTAACGAAGGTGGAAAGGCGCTCAGTATTCCACGAATCAATCATCTGATTGAGCGCCATCAGGGCGTCTTGAGAGACAGATGCGGAGGGGGTTTCGCCCTCGGCTAACACGCCGAGCAACCTCAACGACCGG